GTTTGCCTTCCTCTCTTGCCTTTGCCAGCTTCTCTTCGTACCCGGTTACTTTATGCATCATGTTAAGAAAGTCTTTTGATACATACCCGCGATAAATGTCTTTCAACAAGGCATCTATTTCATCCAGCAAACCATCGGCCTCCTCTTCTGACAAATCGTGTTCATTAACAAAGTCCTCAAAGGCTTTAGAAGATTCAACCTGATTGGCAGTCAACTCCTCTTCAAACTTTCTTTGCTCTTCCAGTCTTTTCTTCCGGTTGTTACGAGCTTCTTCCCATGCTGCATAGTCGGGTTCTCCCTCCATGGGTGTTAAAGCATCAAGATCGAAGTTTCTTGCAATAGCAACTTCCGGCGAAGCTCCTTTCATTACATCTGCCATAAACTCGGCAATGGCCGGCTCAGATTCAAAAATTTCCACCAGTTTTGCATTTGCTTCCTGGCCCTTAGTCTTGTAATCCAGAAGATCATCAATCATTTCTTCTGCGGCGGCACTTATATCTTCGTCGGACTCAAACTCTCTGTCTTTGTAATATTCCTTAACACGCTTTTTCCAGCCCGGAATATTTTCTTCAGGAGTTTTTTGCTGTTCACCTTCCGGTACTTCGGCCGGAGGTGCTTCTTTAGGGGGCGGTGCGGAAACATCCGTATTGGTTTCCACTACTTCCTTTTCTTTTTTTTCAAATTCTTCAGGCATATCAGAATTTTATTGATTTTAAATAATCTGTTGACTTCAAATATAAAGTTGAAGTACTGCCATTGGCTTTAAATTTTATAGCTTATGCTTTATTTTTTAAATAAATGGCTATACTTTTTATCGGTTTTAACTATATTTGTAAAACCCCCTAAATGAAATACTATGCCCGGGAAAAAATCTAAAATCTCTTCAAATGCCAGAAGGCGACGCAGGCTGTTATATGAAGCATACCTGAAAATGTATAAAGAAGAAGGAGAAAAGGCCCACCTCTTACCCAGGTCATATTTTTATGATCGGCTTGCAGATAAAACAGGGTACAGCCCCACTTCGGTTATGATATACTTATCACAGGAGATCAAGCAGAATGGTTAAGGTATCCGACGTAATAAAGGAGAATAAGAAAAGGCTTGCGGTATTTGAAGAGCCATATAATCAGATTACCGGAATTGGTTCAAAAATCCCCCGCAAAGCTCTTTCCTACATTGGTAGTTCAGGAGTTGTTGAGGATTACCGGCTGCCACTTACCATGTTTGAGGACGACGTTATCAAACAACTTGAAAGAACAGGCTCTATTGCTAACTTATTAGAGGAAATAGGCGAAGAGGTGACAGATTTAGCCATTCTTTTAATTGAGCAATACATTACTAACCTGCGTCTTGACCATGACTTTGAATTTTGGGCCATTACCTGCGGTACAATTCAGGACAAAAAGAACAAACAAAAAATTTCCTTCAAACTAAACAGGCCCCAAAGAAGGTTTTTGGCAAAGCTCGAAGAGATGAGAATTGCCAGGAAACCCATACGCTCTATTCTTTTAAAAGCCAGACAATGGGGAGGTTCTACGTTGGCTGAATTATACATGGGGTGGATACAGCTTCGCTTAAAAAGAAACTGGCATTCTGCCATAATTGCGGATGTTGAAGAACAAGCAAAAAACATCCGAAACATGTACAATACATTAATTAGTAATTATCCCGAAGAGTTGGGAACGATAAAATGGAAACCTTATCAGGGTTCGACAAAAACAAAAGAAGTTCAGGAAAGGGGTTGCATTATCGGGATAGGTTCTGTTCAAAAGCCGGAATCTTTGCGCTCTTATGACTTTGCGATGCTGCATCTTTCGGAAGTAGGTTTATGGAAAGACACCCCGTCAAGAACGGCTGCAGACCTGGCACAATCTCTCCAGGCCACCGTCCCGGATGTTCCTGATACATTCGTGCTAATGGAAAGTACGGCAAAAGGTGTAGGAAACTTTTTCCATAATCAATGGCTAAAAGCCGAACGCGGGGAAAGCATTTATGAACCCGTATTTGTGCCATGGTTTGAAATAGAAAACTATCAGAAAGAGGTTCCGGACTATCATAAGTTTATTAAATCGTGGGGTGAATACGAATGGTTCCTCTGGGATTTGGGAGCTACAATAGAAGGTATTTATTGGTACACTACCACAAAAGCAGGATACAATTACGACGAATGGCGAATGATGAGTGAGTATCCGTCAACGCCTAAAGAAGCATTCCAGAGTTCAGGCCGCCGGGCTTTTGCGCCAAGTTATGTACGAAATGCAGAAAAAACCTGCAAGTCTCCTTCATTTATTGGAGAAATATTCCCGTCATCAAAAGGCCCGGAAAGTTTAAAGAACATTCATTTTGAACGGTTAGGCAAAGGTAATTTTCATGTATGGGCATTGCCTGATAATACACAGAAAGTTTCAGACAGGTATTGTGTGTTTGTAGACATTGGTGGACGAAGTGAAGGAGCGGACTATTCGGTAGTAAAAGTATTTGACAGGTATTGGATGACCGAAGACGGGGTTCCCGAAGTTGTTGCTGTCTGGCATGGCCATTTAGACCAGGACTTGCTTGCATGGAAAGCCGCACAAATAGCAAAATTTTATCAGAATGCTCTTTTAGCCGTTGAGGTCAACTCTTTAAGAAAAGAACAATCAGACGGCGACCACTTTCTCACCATTCTTGATGAGATTGCAGATTACTACGAAAACCTGTATGCAAGAGAAGAACACGACAAAATACGGGAAGACTTACCGAAAAAATACGGGTTCCATACAAACAGGTCGACCAAACCAATGATTATCGATGCTCTTAACGCCGCTTTACGTGAAGGAGGATACATAGAGAGAGATATAAGAGCATGCAATGAAATGGATGCTTATGAAATAAAGCCTGACGGTTCATACGGTGCGGTAGATGGAGAACACGACGACCATGTTATTGTAACGGCCGGTGGCGTATGGTTATCATACAAAATGCCTAAACCACAGATATTAACAAGTGAATTTAGTTCCAGATACAAAAATATCGGCAAAAAGAAAATCAGATCAGAAGCAACAATTTAAAACAGATTACTATGAAAAACTTAATCAATTATTTTCGCCTGCTTGTCATTGAAGGGCCAAAAGAGTTTTGGGCCGATGCAGTAGTTTACATCAGAAACAAAATGGATCGCCATAAAATCAGGCAAACAATAAAAGAGTGCAGGAAGTACACCCAGATTGACCGAAAAAGAAGATATGTGGTACGGGGTATGGATGGCCGGCCAATGGGTGTTACTTCCGACCAGATTAAAAGACTGAAAAGACGTGGACGGCTTCCTAAAGAAGTGGATATTTTACGCATTCACAGGGACAGCCTGGCTATTGTGACATATATACCGGAGTATAAAAGAGAAAAAGGTAAAGCAATTAAGGTCAAAGAATAAGAAAAGGCCGGGAGACAAAACCCGGCCTTTTAAGATTCTGAAGTAGAAAAAATGTTTCACTCCTCAAAAGACACTCCAAAGATAAATCATTTATGCTGATTTTCCAATAGCCTGCCAAATCATTCTTTGAGCACCTTCGTTTTGCGGAACACCTTCCATTGTTTGTTGTTGTGGTAAAACTTCTTTTCCACTTTTTAATTCTTCCTTTCTTTTCTTTATACTATCAAGAATTGATTTGGCATAAGGAATTGGCGTGTTCTCAAGAAATACCTCAACATCAATCATGTTTTTGTCTAATAAGGTAATTAATGTATCGTTGAGTATCTGCCTGTATACAGGTGTATCGTGGTTTTGGGCAATCTTAAGGTCATACATTTTACCTTTGACTTTTTTCTCATCATAGATTTGCGCACCGGAATCGTTTTCTCCTTCGATAGCAAAATACCTTTCTCCCTTGTAATATTGCAAAATGAGCTTCAAAATTTTACGATCTCTTTTTTCTCTAAAGAAATTAAAGCTCATAAAGAAGTCCATTGTATTAGTTGATGCATTTGATGCTTCCTGTGCATAAAGAGTAGCTGCGGTTCCGCTCTTAGCTTCTTTACCCTGTATCGCTCCGTGGATTCCTGAAATATCATTGATAAATTGTAATTGAAATTGTAGCATATCGGCTAATCCTACTGCGGTACTTTTTGAACTGATCTGCTCTGGCTTAGACCCTGTTTTACTTG